TCAACAAAACGTGTGCCTATGAAACTTTGCGTTTTTTTCTATCTTCAGTCCCCAAAAACCTTGCTGTTATGCGATTCTTTATTTTTCATGTGCCTAAAATTGCCGATTTACTGTCGAACTCGGGTTGAATTGTACACGGTAATTACCGCTTGCCCCTCTGATATCCCAGTTACTACTCCATGTTGGTCCACTGTCGCCACTTCTGGATTAGATGAAACAAAAGCAACGGGCGTATTTCCCGTTGCCGAATATTCTAACGCAAAGGATTGTCCAACTTGAATTTCTTTTTGCTCAGGCACTAAATTGATTGTGCAGCCAAACAGACCCGCAATATTGTTTATCACATCATCGTATTGGGTTATTTGATCTAACTGACATGTTAAAATAACAATCCCCGGTTGAGTATATGGATCAACCCCAGTAATGACAAACGGATGACCATCAAGCATGAAACGAATACCATTCTTGATTTCGGCATTTATGGTTCTTTGAGATACCAGTACTTTGATTTGGCCGGTTGGTAACGATAATATTCTACCTTCAATCAAATCCAAATTCGATGCTTCTATGTAACCGTGTGCTGTTACAAATCTACAGTCAAGGTTAAAGATAATGGAATGAGTCAAGCGGCGTATGATCGCTTTGTATTTCTCATAACGTTTGTCATTGACTTGACTGATGACCATATATCTGTTCCCGTTAAACTCTACAATATCCCCACGTTGAAGCGGAACCTGTGCCGTGATTTTTCGGTCATCATAATCCGTGTTTAAATTTGTATTTGTTATGAGAACTCTTTGTGGTTGACCATTAATGTTGACCTGTTGTCCCATGTAAAACAGAATAGATTCAAAATCTTGTACAACAACCGATTGATCGAATAGGTTAAACTGATCCAAACATAACCACCTCTGTTTTTGCGCTCAAAATCCTAGTAAATTAAAATAATATTTGGATTTAAACATTGTAGAGAGTCTATTTATATTCCTTATGATGATAAGGTGAAAATTCTCACTAATCTTTCGTTGATTTTAACTGTCAAAAAGCATGAATACATTCCCGCTTCCGTTTGAAGTCTCCGTGTCGCTCATCATACGGATTTTTCGTGTTAATTGTTCTATGCGGTTCTGAAGAGAGTCGGAAAAATCGGTTATCGTCACATCATCATCTATTTTGTAGGCCTTCATTAATTGCGGTTGGTTCGCTAGTGACTCTAGTAAATTTAACGCCGTTAAATAAATCGCTTTTTTGTTTGAATTTGAAGACGGGTTATATTCGTCTTCTGGATCAAGTCCATTTTCTTGAAGGTAGATCGATAGTTCATCGTCTGAATAACCGATACCTTTAATTTCAATTTTGAGACGTTCAAGGTTAGTCATTTATTTCGCTCCTTTTACTTTATTAGAAAAAGAAAAACCGCCTTTTGGGCGGCAGTGGAAAAACTAGGTTATAGAATACCTTTAGTATCAATATAAAATGAAAAGTACTCAACACCGACTTGTAGATGGAATATCACATTTTCAGTATCTTCATCTACTACTCCCTTTCTAATCGTTCCCGTTACAGTTGATCCCGCTTTTACTGGTTTAGAAAATTCTGTTTCACCAGAAATTGTTCCATGGGTTGTGTATTTTTTTCCCGGAACATCATAATTAGCCCCTAATACAAAACTAGTATAATTAACACTAAGATCTTCTCCTGTATTATTCACTATTGTTACGCTAAAATCTGTCGTAGAATATTCACCGCGAGAAATAGAATTCACTGTAACGGAGATATCGCCTTTAGTAACTGTAATTGGCAGTTTCTTAAACTCAAATCTCGGTTTGTCTGATGTTGAATTGCTTTGATCGTCTGTTTTACTTTGATTCTCTGTATTTGATCTCGAACTGTTCAATGAAATTACACCTTGTTCGTATGCCACTTCATACCCTGTAATTGTTCCAATGTCACGAACGGGAAGATAGGTTCTATTGTTAATTACTACAGGCTTTTCGGATAATACTTTTTCTTGTCCGTTTACGAGAATTTTCAGATCAACAACTGTAGCGGTTAAAGTATTAGCGGCATAGGATATTCCACTGAAGAAGATCGCACCACAGAGAAATGCTATTAAGAGTTTTAGATTTTGTTTCATATTTTACCCTCCAAGATTGACTACAAATAAAAAACTTACGATTATCTCAATCATAATCCAATATTTCAACTTTAAACCGATCCATTCCTTTTCTGTATTTCGTCATGATTTCAAAGTATTTTTGCTCATTTGGTTTTAACTCTTCGCTGTCAAGGTAAGTCCAGTCAGTATCAACTACGTTATCTTCATAGTCCGTATAAATTACTTTTATCTTAATAAAAGAATGTGGTGTATTGCTTCTGTTTTTTACTGCTCCAGATACATAGATATAATTACCTTTTACTTCGCCTTTGATATCAAGAATTTGCAATGGATTTTCTTCAATCCATTTTTTCTCCTCATCACTGTTTCCTTCAAATGAATCTTGCGTCTCAAGCGGTTGATAATTACTACCATCTATACCGGCAGCCAAGAGTAATTTTTTCTTAAGTTCAATCTTTTCTACTTCCTCTTCTGGAATGGAAATAGTAAAAGATATAGATTTCTCTACAATTTTAAAAGATCCAACACTCTTTACAAACTCACCTATCAAATATTCACCATTCACACCAATATCATTTTCAACAGATTTAGGTTGTTCGTTAAGCGTTTTAACTGAAATAGTATAGTTTCCGCTCTCTAATGAAATTCCTTTGTTAGAAAATACACCGCTTTTAAAACTGCCGTCAATTACGGAAACTTCACCTATTGCTTCATAACCTGAATCATTGACTAATGTTAATTTTAACTTTGTCTCATCAGGTAAGTTTGTATTCCCTGTTACGGTCACAGTAAAGTCAGAAGAAATATCCACCGAAAAATCAAGAAACACGCTAAATTCATTTTCAATTAGTTCAGGTTCTTCAGATAAAGCATTAGTAATATTATCGTCATTTATTTGTATTGCAGAACTATTATTATTCATAACTTCATTTCTTCTGTTGTCGATCTCACTACACCCTATCAACAACATAACAAACATTGATAGGATAAAATGAAATTTGAATTTGTTCATTTATATCACCTTATGTTTAGTTAGCCCTGATCATAATGTGCATTTCTCGCTTCCCTGCGTGTGTAAAACAACATGCTAGACCCAACCATCAAAAATAGGGGTATCGCCCTATCCCGCCCCCTTTCTAGTTCCTTTATACCGCTCATATACGCTCAAAATACCACAATTCCCTAAATTATGACAATGTATAACCCAACTAATATACTATTTATCGGTCTATTTTTTTACGCTCATCACTGATTTTGAACCGATTTTTAAATAATTACTCACTCTTGATGACCAGATCATTCAGAGCAAGCATTACATTGACACAAAAATTCGCCTACTAATAGTCATTAGTAAGCGAAGGCAAGGCGAGGACATCGATTGATAAGCATCAGTTTTGATTTTAAAAAAATCTGCTTATTTTTATGTCCTCGCATTATGGTAACAGCGTGCGATTGCGGAACACTTCATTTCATAATTGTTTTCATTATTCTAAGCACTTTGAATTTGGCGACCACTGATGATTAACTCGATTTCAACCCCTCAGATTCTAATCTTTCAATTTCCTGTTGAACATCACTGATATATGGATTGTGTTCAACGGATGATTCCTGACTCATTGCTCCGATTTCCTTCAGAATCTTGATATTTTCCACAATCTCCTGATCATTGCTCGGTCTTGCAAACTTGAAATGATAATCTAAACTATCGTACTCTTCATCACTAAATACAATCCCTTTAAACTCCAACAACTTTCTAAACACCGCCAGCCTTTGATCTATCCCTTCCCTCATATACTTTGCATTTAACGCGCCTTTCATATCAGCCAATGAAAATAAAAGCCTAATGGAGACTTCGGACAAATTGCTAATATCCGTCTTACTCATCGAAACTGCTGGAACATTTGCAATGTCAAGCAAAGCGCTTGTTAGTGTCTTATAAATACTTTCAAATCCCTTAACGTCAAATGGATTGGATTTAAAGTCAAATGTACTGCCATACTCAAGCACCAGTCCGCCGCCGATAATATCCTTAGGCAGTCCATCACCTTTAAGCTGCTGACCAGTCACAACAGGAATACCCGTTAAATAATGATCGTATGCGTCTGCTGTCTTGCTAATCAATTCCTCAATATTGTCTAATATCGGCATCATATCCAATAGATCTGATCTTCCCAAATTGTTGATCTCGTCTTGATTGTGGTAGATAATCGGCAACCCTGAAGCATTAGTAAACACATTATCTAGTCTTAGATAGCCGCCTTCATTCGTCCACTGCTCCACCGTATCAAGTGTATAAATCGTATATTTACTGATACCATCTATGGCATAGTGTTCAATCAAGGCAATATAGTTATTATTGCTGTCGAAAACAGGATAGCAATCTGCAGGATCGAGCAATTTAGACTTTATATTTTGGTCTTCATCCAGATAAACATATTCACAGACAAAACCGTACTTGATGATCTTGTCTAATATATCGAAATCAACTGAATGATATCGCCCACGCTTGTAAACTCTCTGATAAGTCTTCACAATATCTTTATTTCCTGTCAATGTAATCGGATTAGATAGTAAATAAGATGCCGTAAAATTGATCATTGTCTTCGCCAACTGTAATACGATCTTTTTAGGATGATATTCTTTCCCATTGTAAATATAAGAAGGCTTTCTCAAGATTTTATGATTTCCTGAAAGATACTCCTTTAGATCTAGTATCTGATTGACTCTTTGCAAATGCTCTGGTTGGCCTACTTCATCTAAAAACCAATTACTGTTTCCATCATATTTTTGAAGTATGTAACGGGATAATAATTCAGACATTAAATATACCCCCTTTATGCAATATCCACGTAGTATCTGTTTGCTTTAAGCCCCTGTACCGCCATCATTAAACTAGTTACCAAATCGTGATGATGCCCATCTATCCTGTTGTTGCCACTATCGCTATAGGTCTGCATTTGTGTTAATGTCTCTCTGCAATTAACCTTAATCAAACCTGTTTCGAATGCTTCTTTGGTGTCTGTAGTAATTTGATTTTTGGTTAGTGCAACCGTTGGAAATCCCAGTTTGTAATCACTACCGCCTTTTGCGTCAAAGTGTCTGTATCGATACAAGTTTAAATAAGGATCGTTCGTGTCTTTTCGTAGACGCTCTAACAAAGAAGTCCCAAATCCATTCCTCTCAATGACATAAAAGCAATAGTTAAAATATTTACCTAAATCTCGTACAACATCAACAAACCGATAAATCGGAACGTCATTTCTATTGAAACTGGCCATCTGCTCACCATCAGAACTTAAAATTGTTATCGTTGAATAGTCTCCATGACCATTGCCAGAAGCTACGTCCACCCCGCCAAAATACCGAATTCCGCGTTTTGGCAAGGCATAAATTTCAAGTCCTCTCCCAACATACTGTAATAGATGCTCTGACAGTTTTTCCTTTATTAATTCATCTCGGGTCAATGACGGAATTACATTGTTTAGAGCATCCAGAATTTTCGTTTGATCAAAAACCGAGACACCTGTACTAATGAACGCCTGTAAATCAAATGCGGGATATTCTTGATAAAACTGGTTCTTGTTTTTGTCTTGTAAAACAAATTGTCTCCACATCAACATGCGGAGACTGCATCCCAATTCATATAATTGCTTTTCTTCTTTATTTAGGTCATAACTGGATAGTGGTTTCCCTTTGTTATTGGCCTTAAACCATGAAACAGCCTGATCTATGTCGTACTTAAATTGCTTTTCATAAGCACTACTGAAAAATGGGTAGAAAAACGCCCGATATTTACTTTGTTCTTTTTTAGCTTTGACGTACAGGCGTTGAGCATAATTAAAGCCGTTCGCGGTCGTTTCAATTACGATTCTGGCCTTGTCTGATTTAGCCAATGAAGACTCAAGGGAATTTAGGACGCCCTCCAGATCATCATAGAACGCCGCTTCACTTAGCAGGATATACATTAGCGTCATTCCGCGTCCGAGATCCTTCGTTCCTGTTGTCGTTGAAACAATACGGCTCCCATTACTGAATACAAGTTCATCCCTGTTGTCTCTTTTAACGTCAGGGAATACCTTGTATTTTTCTCTAGGCAAATGATTATTCATTTTCTTGATTTTCTCAAAAAGATCTTTCGCTGATTCACCTTTGTAACTTACTACCAGATAGCTTGTATTTGGATTTGTAATCGCCATCCATAAGCAATAAGCAAGCGACAAGGTTGTAAATCCCAACTGTCTCGGCTTTAAAATAAAATTAAAACGACCAGCTTTATTGATAAAATCCTTCTGCTGGTCGTTTAATACAAAGGGGATTAATTCCCCATCATTGTCTACGATTTTCACAAAGTTTTTGCAGAATAAGTTAAAATCACTCATGATTTTTTGAAGCTTCTGCTTTGTAGTCATTGGTATCCTAGCCATTCAATCACCCCGTTAAAAGACTATCATCGTCCATGTCATCATTGTATTTACTTTCTATTTGCTTTTTCGCTTCATTTGCGTATTGTTTGATCTCTTTACCCAGTTGCATCAACAGCCTGATGCTTTTCTCGTCTCCTTGTTTGGCTTTTTCGGCCAGAGAGTCATAAATTTCTTGCAAATCATTATCGAACTTCATTTCAAGGAACAGTGAAACAAGCTGACGATATTCGTCTGTCTTTTCCCAAGCTTTAAAGCTGTTTAACGTCTTGTGTCCAACGCTATTTAAAAATTTTTGTACTGATTTTGGTTCCTTCGTCTGATCGTATCCTAGATTAAATTTCCAACAGAAATATGCTCTTTTTTTAGGTGGTATTGTTTTTAGAGCTTCGTATATGTTCATATGCTTACCTCCATAAATGCAAAAAGACAGGCGTCGGCTTGTCTTTCTTAATTTAAAGATATAAAATAATCTGCGCACTTCTTCATGACTTCAATATATTCATTCCTATCCTTTAACTCATGATATTCTTTCGTGTATATCTTACCTTCTACATTCCAAAATGGATCAAGCTTTTTCTTTTCCTGATAATTAACTGCACTTTCAATGATACTATCTACTATCTTTTGATTTAATACTTTCTTATGATCAAAATCTTTACCATACACAGTCTCTAATTCATTTATTTTATCTGTTACTAGAAGACCCAAAATTTTATACACCTCAAAAGTGTACCTAATCCCTAACTGTTCTTGCATCTCTTCTTTATATCGCTTTTCGCGTTTATACCAATTATCAATTTCCTTAACTTGAAAAGGATCAAAATAACTTTCTTCGTTCAATATTTTAAACTCATTTTTTAATGCTATAATTTTATTTCTAATCTCATCTGTCATAAGCTGTGGTTTTCTTCTTCCAACTTTTACATAATACTCATCAAAATCGTAATCAATACACCCTAATCTTTTCAAACGTTCCACTGAATCAAAGATTATAGTCTTAATCTTGTCTGAAACTCTTGAATAGAAAAACCATAAATATCGTTTATCGATTTTCAATTCTTCAGCAAATCTTTCATTGTTAGGAAAAAATTGACGGAATCGTTCATTGCAAAGCCCAAATTTTACAGCTAATTCATACTTCGTACCGATTAAAGTGTTGTTCTGATGACATTTTTGTAAAATTAAATAATCCATATGGTCACAGTATTTTTTGTTTCGCGCTCCACCATTGTTAACTCGACCATCTACTTTAGGCTTCGGATTATCGTATATCTCTGTGATTTTCCAATTGTACCTTGAGTGTTCAGTCCAATTAAAATATCTTTTCCAGTTTCTTTTTTGTCTCTCTCGTCCTTTTGTATCTGTTCCTTTATTTTTATCACCAATAACTTCACACATATGCTTATAACCTTTAATAGTCATTCCTATATGTAAATTTGATATATCAATCATTGGACTATGTTTACTCCTTTCTTAAACGCAATTACGATATTCTTCCTTTTCTCCTTTCGTTCCATTCATTAACTAGCTCAATTAGATCATCTGTTTTTTCAAAGAGGGTAAAAACAGATTTATCTTTGATGTTAATCGCCTTTGTTATATATTTATGGCCATGATCAATTAGGAATCTACTTAGATTTTTGTCGTATGAAAAGAAATATTTATCTTTTTTGCTTTGTCCAAACATTTTTTCTCTCCTTTTTAATTTGTCAAGCTTAACTAATATAGTATCGCTTTTTAAATAGGATTTCAATTAGGCATAATTAATTACGTAATGCGTTTCCTTCGCTTCGCTCACTAGGCTGCGAACTCTTCGCTTTTCGCAGCCGTTGCTGCTAACCTGACGGTTGGCGCAACTAAAACAACAACAGACAGAATTATGTTAGTTTGATCTCCTTATTATACACTTAAATTTTTATATAACGTTTATATACGTTTTCAAACAAGCATAAATAGAATTGAACTAGGTGTTCAACAAACAAATATACCCGCAAAGGGATGGGTTCGGGAAGGGAAACGGCGGGG